GTGTTTAAATTGATGGAAAGAGTGTTCTTTTCCATCATGGCTGCTTGCAATTTAAGAAGTTCTTGCATTGTCATTTTAGTTATTTCTCTCTAATCTTTGTTTTTCTTCTTGTAAAAAATTAACCAGCATTCCAACATAAATCTCTCTTTCGAAAGGAATCATATCTTCAATCTCAGTCAGAGAATATTTGTGATATTGCATTAGGGCGAAGTTGGTTTTATAATAGTTAGCCAACGACTCATGACTGAGATTTACTAAAAAAAACTGGCTGTTCCCTCCAAGGTTGTTTTATTATGTGCGCCACAGGCTGGGCAGTCAAACTCAATATCTTTTTTAAACTTTGGAATACTAACAAAAAACTGTTCAATTTTATCGAACTGTTCTTTAGATAAGTTCATAATAAAATCTTCAAGTTCTTGTCTTGTTTGTTCTTTTGCATAAAATACTTCATCACCATTATAGATTGAATCGATACAGTCGATAATAACTTCCATAATAGCATTAATATCTTCTTCTTTACCATCTGCTTTTTTAAATGTTTCCAAATTAGGATAGTGCATAATAACACCACATTCGTCAAACAGATGTATATTGTTTGTATGTTCAGGATCTCTAACTACATCAATCGTTGTAAGATCAATTGGTAATTTAACTTTATTCTTTTCTTGATCACAGTGTATACAAGTAAAAATTAAATCAACTGTTTCGCCAACAGATTTTGCTCTAATCTGTGTAAACAAATACTCAACATCAAAAACTGCCAAAGAATCTACATTAATTTTATCTTTTACGCAGCTTTGAATAATTTCTTTTAGTGTTGAGGTCATAACTTCAACACTTTCGCTTTGTTGTGCTAACAACAATGCTTTTTCTTCTCTAACTAAAAATGGTCTAAATGTTACTTTCTGTTCTGTAGAAGGAATCTTTACAGAATACAGAGGTGTTTTCATCATTGGTAATGCCATAACTTAATTCCCCTTATTCATTTTATCAATCAATTTGTTTAATTCGCTTGTGCTACCAACAAATATAGCATTATTGGTTACACTTTTGGCGCCAGCTTTTGGTTCATCAATTTTCTGTTTCTGTTGATGCAATTCCATTAACTGACTATTAATATCTGCCACCTGTTTCATTAAATTTCCAACGACTTCAAATGCTCTTGGATGTTCAGACTGTTTGGCCACAGCCAAAGCAGTTGTTAATGCATCTTGACCTTTAGTCAATAAGTCCAAAAGATTTGCTCTAGTTTTATCGTAATCAGATTCAATCTTTTGGTCTTGTGATTCTATAATTTCTCCAGTTTCAGCAATAATTAATTCGCCTGTTACCTTTTCAATGGGAGTCATATTAAAGATCTCGCTCAAATTATCATCAATTTTCATTTTATAGTGCCTTCGTCTTCAATACCATCGCTTCTGGTATTTCTGACAGGAGGATCATCAGGATGTAATCCTAAATCCACTGATGGATCCGATGTATTTGCAGCGGTAGTAGTAACAGGAGCAGCTACTGCTGTATTAGCTGCTCCTTGATTAAAAGGAGAACTGACTCCTGCTCCTGGAACTGTTGTGTTTGACATACCTGAACCTGCGAAACCACCTGCTGTTGGGTTACTAAATCCCCCTGCAGCTGGTGCTGGGGTTGATGAATTAAAACCACCCCCACCGAATCCTCCTGTTTGAGGTGCGCCAAATGCTGGTGTCCCACCCATTGTCGTATTTCCACCGAATCCGCCATTTCCTGCTCCTCCGAAACCACCACCCATACCACCAGAATTACTGCCAAACCCACCAGCAGTGTTTCCAGTCATGTTCATATTTTGAGTTTGTGTAGTTGCTGTTGGGTTTGCAGCAGTTCCTGCTAATTTCTCTTGAGTTCTACCAAACGCAGCGATACCAAGAACAGCACCCATAGCAATGTGAAATAATCCAGCACCTTGAAGTGTTAGTGGATTCCACTGAACTAATGGTTGATGATTAATGGTTTGTACTATTGCCCACAAGATTGGAAAAACACCCATGTCTAGTAAGCAAATAAGCATATACATCCAGCCCATAGCTGGACGCCATTTCTTTTGCATCCAATCTTCGTCTTTTTTACCTTCTGCCATTTTAATGCTCCGTTATTAATTAAACTATTGATTCACCATCACTTAGTGTTTGGTCAACACTAACACCACTATCAGAACCTTGCAAATATCCTAATAGTTTCGTACTATTAAGATTTGAAGTAATCGCTCCAGACAAATCATTTTGGAAAGAATTAAACTTAGAGAAATATTCTTCAGGAATTCCAGTAAGTTTGCTTAATTCAGATTGGAATGGAACATTATTTCTTGTGTCATCAACAGTAATATATCTCCAATACTTATACTGTAGTGTTACCGATAATTTCATAACATCTTTGGATGCATAATCCATTTGAATTGAGCCAATGCTTTTTGGCCAAACTTCATATAATGATACTTGATATGTTGTGTTATCTTTTGTGTCTTGAACAAATATCTGCATTTGTGGACAAATATATTCATCGTAGTATCTAAATGTTCTTTGCCCACCATTTTGGATCATTTTAATCCAATCGTCGAACCATGCTTTTAAGTGCATTTGTCTATCAACATAAAAAGAAAGCGTAATTGGTTCATAGTTATATTCAGTCGGTGTTTCTCTTACTTCACCGAAAATTCTAATTGGTGTTGTATTTACAGTAAGTCCAGGTAACTGCGCTTGATCGCAGAATAACAGTAAATTCTTTAGCTCTGTTCTTCCAGGTGTTGCGTCGCCAGTAACTATGGTTGGCATTGCTAACATTACAGAAAACCTGTTTGTTCTTGCTACACCGCTTGATAATGACGAAACGAAGTCGCTAATTTTCATATTTTCTTCCTAGATTCTGACCAGACATATTCTTTAGACGCTTTAGTAAATCTTTCTACAGGTAGCATCATTGCCGTTGTCCAATCATCTGCTGGCACATTTACCAACGGAGATTTTAAGTGATTTGTCAAATATCTTTTGACACATGGTTTGGCCAAATTAAACTTTGCCACCCCATCAATTAATGCCCATGAGTAACGCAATTTTGTTGTAGCATCCATTTTGTCATTGTTTGCGAATATCATTAATCTATCCATCAGCATAATTCTTAATCTGTGTGGAAGATAGTGCATGTTTAATCCAATAAACCCATCTTCAGTTTTTCTGAAAGGAAATACTAAAGGAAATTTGTCATAGTAGGGTAACTCTTTTTTCCCTTTTGGATCATAGAAAAACATATACAGTTTTCCAGGCATTATAGAGGTTGGACTTTTAACATTAGATGGATCATTATTAAGAACCATCTGTGGTGTGATACGCTTCTTACTCAAAAGAAGTGCCTGTTGTTCGAACCAAGTCTTAGACTTTTTCACTATCGAAGGATCGTAGCGATACTTATCAAAGATGTCCTGTAATTGTGATTTAGCAACCATAAGTATATTTATAGTCCCAGTTCATGTTCCGTCAGCTTAATAAACTCCCAGCCTCGTTCTTTTGCATACTGTGTAGCTGCTGTCCACTTAGACTGATTTTTAATATAAGCAAAGGATTCCTGAAGATAACGCTGAGTTTGGCGACCAGGAAATACAGGTGGAATTGTCTGTTTGTATGGTTTAATCTCAACAAGATAAGTTTTAAAATTACCAGTTGACTCTTTTACAATAATCTTAAAATCAACAAAATATCGGTGAATTTTATTATCTGTTCCACAGCGATATGGAATGATAGTTTCCTCTGAAACCCACTTAACTATACTTGGATTTACATCACACCAATTCGCGAATCTGGTTTCCCAGCTTGATCTCATAATTATGTTTGATGGATCCCCAGAGTATTTTTGTGGGTTTGTTGGTGTAAACTTTCTTTTGTGGAACATAAATATACTATAACGATCTAATCTACTATTTAGAGAAAAACATGGCAGATACCCAAGCATCACCTACAGTAAGTGGACCAACAAGACAAGCTGGAGTTCCAACAGATTTTACTCCAAGTCAATATTCAGTTGATCAATACTCATACCCAAGCGATTTATACTCCAATAATCAGGTTTATGGTGGTAACTATGTTATTTTTTACATTAATGTATCTGAAGATTCAAGAGTTTTAAAAGTAAATAAAGAACCAACTGTCGATGCTTCTTTAGTTCCAGCCAGAATGAATGGTGATTTATCTGCTAGAAATTATAACTTGGCTCAAACTATTGGTGGAACAACAGGTCCAGCCATTGCTGAAGCAACACTTGGTGG